AGAGCCAGATCAAAACCTTGTAGATCAATTTTTAATGCTTACAGATGACAATAGACAGCCACTAGATTTTTCAGATGAGCGTATTGAAAAACGGGAGAGAATGATTAATGGCCGTATGAGGTCGTATCATATTGCAGATAAGATGAAACTTAGTACTAGTTGGAGTATGATTCCATCAAGGTCTCATTCGGATGTACCAAATTTTGATCCAGCAACAGGGCTATCCCCATCTAAGTCATATACAACAGACGGTGGTGCTGGAGGAGCAGACATGCTTGAATGGTATGACGGACATAAAGGTTCTTTTTGGGTATTCCTTGCATACGACAGAAAAGGTATTTTTAAAGGAAAAGAAAACCCATATGACCATCTTAATCAGTACAATCAACTTGTAGAGATGTTTATATCTAGTTTTACATATTCTGTAGAAAAAAGAGGAACCAATTTTGATTATTGGAATGTCTCAGTTACTTTGGAAGAAGTATAATGTTTGAAGACAAGGACCTGCAAAATTTCTTAGAGACATCTTCTACCATAAGAAATAAGTCAATCATAACTGCTGAATGGAATATGAATATTGCTACCAACATTAAGCAGATAGGTAACTACAGGTATAGACCAACACAGACAGCCTCTGTCTACTCATCACTTCCTACAAGTTTTGATATTAATGATGCTGGAAATTTTTATACTGGTGCAACAGATGCAGATGTTTTAATTGATGGAATCTTTGACAATAACAATGTCCCAACAACACTGCTTAACAAAAAAGAAAAGTTGCAGACTCTATACTCTCTAGAGGATTGCTTTGGTCAGTTTAGACCAAGATCTGGAATCAATAAGGCCGTGTTCTTTGAAAATGGAAAACTTCATCATCCAAACTTGGTAATGGCAGATAGACCCAGATACTACATGCCAGACAAAAATGACAAGTTTAAATATTGGACATCTTATAGGACGGAGTCTGGATCAGAATATGGTATTGCATCAAATGTCCGTGGATCACAATATACAATAGAGGATGCTTGTCCATTTGTTGTTTATAAAGAAAAAATTCCAACAAACAGAGTTGTTGTTAAAATGCAAACACATACAGGAACAGAAAACCTAGGACCATTTTCATCCTCCACTGGCTCATACGCAGATCCATTCTATGGAGAGTTAAATCAAAAAACTCCTAGCAAGTGGAAAATACAGTTTCTTAAAGATGGAAACTGGGAAAATGTTATATCTTTTGATCCAAATATAAAAAGAAAAGATGGATCGCCAGTAATAAAGAGTGACGGATATGTAGAGATTGCTTATGGTCTAATTGTGCCAGATGAATGGAGGGGTAGTTTTGTATTTGCAGAAACCTACACAACGACATTACTACTTCCTGAAGAATCTGTTGTTGGATATGCATACCTGATTAAAGAAAATGTAAACGATCTGGGAACTTTTCATGTTTGGAACGGGACAGAATATGAGGTATTAACACCAAAATACGGATGGTATATACAGGATGAAACAGTTGATAGGCTAACAAACTTTGTAACAGATGTTACTTCTCCAGATGTATTTATTAAGCCAGTTGACAAAAAACTACAGTTTAGAGAGTTTGAATATATTAGTGGCATTAGACTTGTTGTAGACACAATGAATGCAAAAGATTCGACTTTTGATCTTATTGAAATATCTCCAAGACTTGTTCTTAATATTTCTGATAAGACTTTAGACTATTCTATAAACAAGAGTGCCTCAGATTTAGGTCTTTCTGGTTTGCCTGTTGGACAACTAATAGCATCTAACGGAAGTATAAATATTTTTGATCACGACCAAGCCTTTAATCCTAATAATAAAGATAGCATTATTGCTAAATATATTGCAAGACATATTCAATTTAAGTTTTATGAAGTAATCGTTGATGTAAATGGCTGGGACTATTATGTGCCAATTAAAACATTGTATTCTGATGCGTTTCCAAAACAAGACTTAATGACAAAGCGTGTAGCAATAAATCTAAGAGACCTTTACTGGTATCTTGAGTCAATCACAGCACCAGAAATTTTAATGACAGAGGTTTCTGTTAGTTCTGCTGTGTCTTTACTTTTAGACCATATAGGGTTTTCTAACTATACATTTAAAAGAGTTGCAAATGAAAAAGAGATAGTTATTCCATACTTCTTTGTTGCTCCAGAAAGCAGTGTTGCCCAAGTTCTTGAGGATTTAGCAGTATCAACACAAACTGCAATGTTCTTTGATGAGTATAACAACTTTGTAATGATGAGTAAAAACTATATCATGCCAAGCCTAGCAGAAAGACCAACCACCTTTGCTTTAAAGGGAACAAAAGACTTTGTTCAAGATGGAGAAATAAGAAATAAAACTAGTAAGCCAAAACTTGCAAACGTTCTTTCTGTTTCAACCCAAGAAAATTCGGCATATAATGATGGTGCAATTACCTATAGTACAAGATATATTCAAAGATCCATCGGCTCACTCAGACAGGCAAGTCTTGTAGATGATGAAAGATATTATACGTATAAGCCTGCCCTACTGTGGGAAGTGTCTGGAACTCAAAACACAAAGTCTATTAATAATGAGGTTGCAACACAGTCTGCCTACGTCCTTAGCGCAATTCCTCTTAACTCAGATCTAACGGCAGATGTTCCAGTAGTTAAGAATAATATTTTAATCAATAACACTTTAAGTTTGGGCGAAGCAGCCTATTGGATTACAAGATATAGTGGGTATTTTTATTCACAAGGTGAGATCATAAAGTATGACGCAGTTCAGTATAATGTCTCTGGATTTGGAAATGTCTGGATAACATCTACAGAAGATTATCAAAATTATTTTGCTAAACTTCCATTTAACGGAAAGATCTATCCAACTGGACTTATTAGAATATATTCCGAGCCAAAGTATTTTGAGAAAGATGGAGTTGTTAGACTGCAAAATGGGGATGTCCAAAAGCATGGCCGTGGACAGTTTGGAACTCAGATAGTGGCACACAACGCAGGAATAGCAGACTACTGGAAATTAGACAGTACTGTAAAGGGATGCTATATGTCATCAGAATACCTATTCCAAAAAGACTTAACATTGCCAACAACTACTGTTGGGTCGTCGGGAAAGTTAACTGACTCTGGAGTATCTTCTGATGCTCTTTCAAGAACTTCATCTAGAAGTGGAATTATTAAAAACTTTATGTCTACATCATTTATAGGAGAAGTTGGCACAGCAACAGCCGTACAGAGTGGAACTCTCCAGTCATCAGCATTATCACTTACTGGACCAAACTTTACTACTAAAGAAAAGCCAAGGAATTTTATATCTTACGTTCATAAGGCTTTAGAAGATAATAAGTATAAGCACTTTGGAACAAGAATGAGAATTGTTGGTAAAATAGAAAATAATTCTGATAGGGGACAAACCTCAAATGGTTCTGCAACGTACTATGTTGTTAATGGAAGCACTCCAGATAAGAATATAAATATTTCTGGTGGCTCTGGCGGTCTTGCCTTTATGCTAAACTCATCAACAAATGTTGGATATTATTTTGAAATTGCAGCACTTGGAATAGGAAACCTATCTAAAGATGAAAGACAAAGCGTTAGCAATGTATTCTTTTATAAAATTAAATCAGATAATGGAAAAGCAGTTCCAGTAAAACTATGGGAAGGTCTTGGAGAAATAACTGTAGATGATGGAAAGTTTACTGGGCAAGCAAGGATTGTTGCTGAAGAAAATCCAACAGTTTACGATCTTGCTGTAGAGTATCAAGATATAGGAAAAACAAGAAGATTCTATCTATATCTAAATGGAAAGATAATAAAAACAGTTGACGATACAGATCCGTTACCAGTATACTCTGGGATTGCTTTATTTACAAGAGGATCTTCAAGAGTTATGTTTGAAAATGTGTATGCTTTATGCAATAACTATTCACAAAATACAACATTCTCTTTAGGGGCTCCAGTTAACTCAGCCTTTGGAGATTCAGATATTGATGCAAACGAGTCTTTTAGAAAGTATGCACTAAGCGGTTTAATTCAAAACACATACCTTTCTGGCATAGGAACATCAGAAGCGCCAAAATATAACATATTCTTTGAAGAGTTTGGAAGCATAATGAGAGAAGCAGCAACATTTAACTTTAAATATGATAAGGCTTTCCCAGCACTAACTGCAAAAATATCGCCAACATTTAACAAGATTAAAGGATATGTTGTCTCAGGATTTAGGGCTGGATCATACGGAGCAGAGTTTATGGTGTTTAATGCAACTGACACTGCAATAAGCCTAGACGAAACAACTGGAAACTATTTAAGAGTTCAGGGAGTAACATTCACACAACAGTCAGAGAATAGGCTAACAGTCGATGATTATTTTAATAAAAATAGTTTAACATCAAATCCAGAGTTCGTTGCAGATAAACTTGTTTCAAATCCATATAAGTTTAAGCAAGACTACCAAGATATTAAATTAAGTAGAATGACTTACGGGAAAAAAGATTTTTCCTTAAATGCTCCATACATTCAGTCATATGATGAAGCAAATAGTTTAATGAAGTGGCTTGTTGAAAAAATAACAAAACCAAGAAAGTCAATAGGTGTTCGAATATTTGCAATACCAACATTGCAATTAGGAGATATTGTTACACTAGACTATGAAGAAAATGGTATTAACATGGCATCGTCTCCCTCAAGCAGGTTTGTAGTATATAATATAGACTACACAAAGAGTTCAGATGGTCCAGAAATGACAGTCTTTTTAAGTGAGGTAGTTTGATGACAACAGGTGCAACACCAAATCTTCCAGATCCAAAAGCAGTAGTAGATGATAAGTCAGTAAAGATTGCGACACCTGATCTAATCATAAGAGATGACGAAGTAATGTCTATTGACATAATGACAGATCTTATATTTGAGGATATAGGTGGTCAAGAACTTGCAACTATCTCTAGGCACGATCTAGTTAATGGTCAAAAAATACTATATAGTCCAATAAAAAATTTAACAGACCTATATTTACAATATAACCCAAACAACATACTAAGACTTCAGTCTTCAGACTCATACTTTAAATCTCTTTCTTTATCTATTTTGGACCACCTTCCAGAATGCGGAAACGGATACGATCTAATAGAAAAATCAGGGGAGCCAGATAAAACTAAGTGGACAAAGGTTCCAAACTGTAAGTCAATCTACATAGACCCAATAACTGGAGATCTGGTTATTAACCTAATTAATCTAAAAGATGGCGAGCAAGCAGAGGTTCAAATATTAACAAGTGGAGAGACCTTTGATGATACAATATACAATGGAGGAAATTAATGATAACTAATATAGGTAAAAATATTTTAGCAAAGTATCTTGTGGGGCAGACACCATCGTATGCATCTCACATAGCAGTTGGATGTGGCCCAAAGCCTATTATTTCAGACGGCACACTTGGAGACTACTCAGGTAAGTCTGCTCTTGATTTTGAAATGTTTCGTGTGCCAATAATCTCTCGTGGGTTTGTAGACGAAGGGGGAGTATCAAAAGTTGTATTGACAGCAGAACTTCCAACACAAGAGCGATATGAGATTACAGAAGTTGGAATATTCTCTGCAGCATCTAATCCTGCTGCAGGAGCATTTGATAGTAAAACCGTTTATTCTTTTTCTGAGTCAGAGCCATGGAAATACTCTTCTCAAGGGACTGAAATTCCATCAATCTATGAGCCTTTAGATGATCGTGTTGTTAAAATAGTTAGTGCTAAATCTGTAGCAAGAACACCTTCGGGATCTACAATAACATACAATACAGATGCTGAACATGGTCTTACTAGTGGAACAAAAATATCTATTTCTGGTATTACACCAACAGCATTTAATCTTACAGATGTTAATATTGAAACAGTTCCAACTCCAAATTCTTTTACAGTTGTTTCTGCCACTAGCGTAACAGGGACATTTGTCTCTGGTGGGTACCTTATTAACGATGTTGATACAAATATTATCAACCAGGTCTATCCAGTATTTCAAACAAATGCAGATAATAAAATATTTACAAACTCAAATAGAGTCAGTAGATATGAAAGATGCAGATTCTTAAACAATATTTTTGCAATATCTGGAAACAATGCAAACATTTCAGTAAACGGAACTGGTAACTTGACAGCAGAGTCAGGATCAAACTTTATACAATTAACAAACACATCAGTAGACTTTAGTAAAAATTCTCCAACAGATGAACTAAGGCTTGCATTTTCTGTTGTAAATAAGGTTGGAGCAGCAGTAACGCTTCCTAAGTCTGTAAGAATTATAGTTGAGTTTTCATCTACTGGAACTTTTAAAAGTGGTAAGTGGGCAATATTCGAAGCAGTTGTGAATGATACTTCAAATAATTTTGCAACCAACAGGTACTTTGTTGTATCTAAACAACTTCAAGAATTGCAAAAAAGTTCTGAATTTTCTTGGGCAGAAGTAAATAACGTAAGGATTTACGCTTGTGTAATAAAGGACGGCAGCACAACACCAACTTCAGATTTTTATGTTTGCCTAGATGGTCTTAGGCTTGAAAATGTTACATCAAATAATTCTATATATGGATTGACTGGCTACTCGGTTATGAAAACTCCAGAAGCAAAAACAATTATTAAATCAGCAAATACAACAAACTATATTGAGTTTAGATTTGGTTTGGATGTAGTGTAATGGCAGATCAAGGAATAAAAAATATTATTGTAAAAAAAGAATTTTTGGGAAAGATAACATCAGATAATGGTAGAGTTGCTAGATTTAGGCTAGTATCAGAAGATAAGAACAGAAAATCTGCGTGGTCTCAAATATTTTCAGTCAATGCTGAATTGGTCAAAGTTCTTACAGGAGACTTAAATATTGTTGGAAATACAATTATAGTAAATTGGTCAAAACTGTCTAATACTACGACTCAAGAAATGTATGATATATTTGTTTCTTTTGATGGAGGATCATACTTAAATGTTGGAACCTCTATAGGAACAAGTTACTCATTTTTAAAAAATGGGACAATATCTGTAAAAGTATTAGTACAACTAGCATCGATAAATCCAAAAATAAACCCCACTTTAAAGGTTTATGAGTCTCCAGTCAGGTCTCTGGTATAATTGTAGTATGGCTATTTTACCCGTACCCGAAAGAGGGCAACCACTAGATGTAACATATATCTACCAGATTGTTAAGGCTATTAATGATTTGTCCACTCAGATATCCCCATCAACATATAAATATGTTACAGTAGATACACCAACATCTGGAAAGCAAAGCGTAAAGGCTTCAGAGGCTCGTATCATAGGAGGTTACGTACAGGTTACAACAAGTACCACTCAGACCGCAGGATCATCTAAAACCTTTGCATACGATTTTGGAACGGACTTTAAGTTTGCCCCAGTAGTCACAGTCACTCCAATTAATATTGGAAGTACAGATGCTGGTAAAGATGTTACGGTAACGATTAATAGCGTCTCGACTTCACGAGTAGAAGGAACAGTTAAGTTTAATACTGGTGGAGATACAAGCGTTGGAATTAACCTAATCATAGTTGGAATTCCCAACTAATGATGTCATGTAAAAAATGCAAAGGTAGAATGTTTATAGATAGACAGTATACTGAGATTAATCATTTAGAAGTTTATTGTATGAGTTGTGGATTTAGAGTATTCTTTCATCCACCTAGCCACACCTTGGAGGGACGATGGTTACTAAAAAGGGAACAATCGAGAGCGAAAAATACAATGAGTCACCTGTAATACCAGGTAACAAAAAGGTTTGGTTTCTTAATGGAGACCTTGTTAGGATACATCATTATAATCATTCTAACGGAATAATGTCTGTCTATAATATTACAAAAGATCAAATTGAAAGTTGTTTGATTAGTGATTTTAAAAATAAAAGAGAAAGAGCATATACTGTAGGACAGACTGCTGATTTAGTTAATCGTCATAAAAAATATATGCCATCATTAATGAAACGAGGAGTCATACCTTTCCCAACAGGATCTCAAAAGGGTGGGGCAAGAGGATTTCAGGTAAGGTCTTACTACTCAGAGTCGCAAGTAAAGGAGATTCGTGATATACTTGCTTCATACCATATTGGTAGACCAAGAAAAGACAAGTTAATAACGAACGATATTACGCCCAGTAAACAAGAGTTGACACGCAGAATGGGCGATGGTATACTTACTTATAGGAAAACAGAAGATGGACGGTTTGTTCCAATTTGGAATGAATCTATTTAACGAAGGGTATAAAATGGAGAACGAACCAACAAAGGTATCTGTAACACTTGGATACACACTTAACCTAGGAAATTTTCAATCACTAAGGCTTGACCTTGGAGTTGTTGACAGTTCACGTAACGGGGAAACAGTAGATCAGTCTTTTGAGCGTGTGTATAAATTTGTTGAGGACAAACTTACAGCAAAGATTCTTGAAGCCCAAAGTGAGGCTGAAGAAAAGTAATGGCTGAACGCAAAGACCGAATGGCTTTGCTTTCAAGATACAGCAAGTATCATACCGCAAGGTACGAATCAAAGCCATCCCTAAACCTTAATGTAGAGCAGTGGGCCTCAGATGCCCTTGTTGAATCATATACGCTACCAGGATGTTACGATATACTTGAGTATTACTTTTCAGTTGCAGAAAGTCCTTCCTGGAACTACTTTGCATACAACGCAGAAAAAATATTGCAGGCACAAAAAGATAAGTTTAAAGACACAGAAGAGAGAGCAGAGCGTAGACGAATGGCAAAGGAGTGGTTAAGTGAATAACACAGAGGCAAAGTTACTTACTGCTGTTTTAAAAGATAAACAGATCCATGTTCTTCTTCAGGCCAATGTTGATAATCTTCTAAGAACTCATGGCGACATCTGGAACTTTGTTCGCCTATACTTTGAGAATAACTCAGTGCTCCCACCAGCAGAACTGGTTACTGAAAAGTTTAGAGACTTTGATCCTGTTGAGGGAGTGGGTGCAACAAAGCATCACCTTGAAGAACTTCAGGGAGAGTATTTAACTGATAGCCTAAAAGATATTATTAGGTCGGCAGCATCTGAGATTCAAAACAATAATGGAACTGTTGCACTCAATGAACTAATTACAAAAACATCAGAACTCAAAAAGAACACTGCTTCAATTCGTGACATTGATGTTACAGATCTTGAGTCAGCAATTGCATACTTTGAAAATGTTAAGAAGCAACAAGCGCTTGGTCTATCTGGAATCAAAACAGGTCTTCCAGGGTTTGACAACTATCTACCCTCTGGAATTATGCCAGGACAACTCGGAGTATTCCTTGCTTACCCAGGTATTGGAAAGTCTTGGCTTGCACTTTACTTTGCTGTTCAAGCATGGAAGCAGGGAAAGTCTCCAATGGTAATTTCTCTTGAAATGTCTGAGACGGAGGTGCGTAACCGTGTGTTTACAATTATGGGAGAGGGCCGTTGGTCACATAGAAAGATTAGCAATGGTGAGATTGAGATTGACATGCTAAAGGATTGGCATGCAAACAATCTTGCAGGAAAGCCAGAGTTCCACATTATTTCAAATGATAGCGGTGGAGAGATTAATCCCTCAGTTCTTCGTGGAAAGATTGATCAATATAAGCCAGACTTTGTAATTGTTGATTACCTGCAGTTGATGGCTCCCAACCAGAAGTCAGATAACGAAACAGTACGAATGAAGAATCTTTCACGAGAACTTAAGTTAATGGCTATTGGCGAAGAGGTGCCTATTATTGCTATCTCGTCTGCCACACCAGATGATGTTAACGACCTCTCTACGGTACCTACGCTGGGTCAAACTGCATGGTCTAGACAGATTGCTTACGATGCAGACTGGGTTCTTGCATTGGGTCGTGGGACCAATAGCGATATCATTGAATGTGCATTTAGAAAGAACCGTAATGGATTTATGGGAGACTTCTTGGTACAGTGTGACTTTGACAAGGGATATTACAGGTATAAAGACTTTGAAGATAAGTAGTTATAATATGGTATGTCAAAAAGTAGTGCTACCACTTATAACTCTTATCACCATAAGTCGATTAAGCGCTTCTGCCTTGACGGGGTAATATACGATGACTCGATGATCGGAAGGCTCAAAGAAGAGTATATAAGATTATTAATATCAGAAATGAAATTAAGTGGGTATGTGCCAAGAATTGATCTTGACCCAGACTTCACAATAAGGTATAATGATATAAAGAACTATTTTGAATTTGAATTATCAATACACGCAGTATACACAGGGAAAAGGAAAAGCGAATGGATAGCAGGAATAGACGGAACCAATCCAATCTTTATTCCGCAGAGCAAGTCAAGCGAGTCCTTACAGGATCGGGTGTAACAGTAGAGTCTGAACTTGATGCAGACTTTATGATCTTTTGTCCATTTCACAATAACCACAGAACCCCAGCAGGAGAAGTCCAAAAGGATAGTGGAATGTTCTTTTGTTTTTCCTGTCAGAAGTCTGCAGACCTGATAGAGTTGGTGATGCATACCTCTGGTAGGACATACTTTGAGTCTGCTAGATTTATTAAGAGCAAAGAAAAGTTGACTAACCTTACCACAGAAATCGACAAGGTGCTTGTAAAAGAAGAGCAATATAAAACATTTGATGAACTAATCATTAAAAGATTGCACAACAATTTAGTTGCTTCTGAGAGAGCAAAGAATTACTTTACTTACAGAAAAATTGCAAAGCCTTCTTGTATAAAGTTTTCATTAGGATATTCAGAAAAGCAGGATATGGTGACAGTGCCAGTTCACAGCCCAGATGGTATACCTCTTGGATTTGTGGGAAGATCTATTGAAGGAAAAGATTTTAAAAACACACCAGGACTTCCAAAAAGTAAAACACTTTTTAACTTGCATCGTGTTAAGAAATCTGATAGAGTATACGTAGTGGAATCTTCATTTGATGCTATTAGGCTAGATCAGGTTGGCCTACCAGCAGTAGCAACACTTGGTGCAAATGTTTCAAGTACACAAATAGAATTGCTTCAAAAGTATTTCAATAACATAATTGTTGTTGCAGATAATGATGAGGCGGGAGGAAACATGAAAGATAGAATAGTTGAAAAACTTTCTAGTCGTGTTTCCGTTATTAAACTAAACAATCAGTATAAAGATATTGGTGATATGCCAGACGAAGAACTTGCAGGCCTGGAGTTCCAGTTTGACAAATCAATATCACTTATGCTAAACTAATATAACAACCAAAGGAGAATAATATGAGCGTAGTAAAGGGACTCAAGAACATTAATGCCCTGCTCGACAAGCCAAAGTATGAAAACGACGGGCCAAAGGTAAAGTGGCTAAAACTTGCAGATGGTCAGTCTGTAAAGATCCGATTCATTGAAGAACTTGATGAGGATTCTGCAAATTACAATGAAAGCCGTGGACTAGCACTTGTTGTTAAGGAACACGTAAATCCAAAGGACTACAAGCGTAAGGCTGTAGACACAATGGAGTCAGAAGGTCGTGACTGGGCAGAAGAAATGCACCGCAAAGATCCAAAGGCTGGATGGCGTGGCCGTCTTCGCTTCTATTGCAACGTACTAGTTGACGATGGAATTGAAGCACCTTATGTCGCAATCTGGTCAATGGGTATCAGCAAGCAGTCATCATTCAATACAATTCGTGAGTATGCACTAGAAACAGGTAGCATCTCAAACGTACTATGGAAGTTAAAGCGTAATGGTCAGGGAACTGAAACCAATTACACACTTATTCCATCAGCACCAGACAAGGAACCATTTGACTGGAAGGCTATCGAGCCTTATCCTCTTGAGTCAGCACTTAAGAAGATTCCTTATGCCGAACAAGAAGCATATTACTTGGGCTTTGATGGTCCATCTGTAACTTCATCTACCAACGCAGATTGGTAATATGAACTACGTCGGCTTACATGTCCATACCCATTTTAGTTTATTTGATGGGATTGCTACTCCAGAAGAATACGTGAACCGTGCAGTTGAG